TTGCGGATCGTCGTAGGCGTCAACGTTCCAAGTGGTCTTGACGTTGCCCGGAGGAGTTCCCCGGTTTACCAAAGTTGTGAAAGGACACTTCTTGACGTCGACATTAGACATAATGTCGAGCAAGTCCTCGCGTCCACCTGTTTGAGGCGTTCCGACTAGGCCACCATCTGTGGCGATTACGTGTGAGCTCATTCTGCTTTCCCTTTATCCCAAAGCCCTATTTCTTAGGGCGCTTTTTCTGTATTGACTGAGCGGCTAACGCACTGAAAATTGGCAAGTCATTCCCGGTCTGTTCGGCTTGTTTCTTCGCCTCCGCCATCGGGTTCACAATTCTCTTCCTCGCAACTCCAGAAGTCCTGGGCTTTCCAGGTTGCTTCACAGGTTGTTTGGTCTTTGTGATTCCTTCTCTGGCTTCCTGAACCCACCCTCGGTGAGCTCGAGCTAGAAACAGATCCACGTCCGGGACTATCGCTGCCAACATCGGATACTGAGCTTTGACTCCGTTGACCCACTGGGTCCGTTCATTCGCAGAGTCTTTCAGCCACGGATACTTCGTCTGAGCTTGCCGAACGAAGGTTTCTCTTTGCTGGACGAATTGGCGCCTTTCTGGAACCTGTCTTGTAATGACAGAGTTCAAATGGTGCGCTTTCTCTTCCAACCAGAGCTCCGGGTCGTCGACCTGGATCCCTTCCTTCTCCAAGATCTGAGTCACCGCTTCAGGATCGCGCTTCGCTTGAAATCGCAACTGCGTGACTTGGTCAAGTAGTCGAATTGCGTTTTGCTCCTGTTGCGCCAACTCTTCGGACGTCGTGACAGAGGCCAAGGGGTTATTCGGATCCGGCGCTTGGGCCGGTTTCGTGTTCACCTGTTGTTGGAGAGCATCTCGCTCCCGTTCCAACTGCTTGATCTTTGCCGTAGCTTTCCCGAGGCGTTTCGTGAAAGTCTTTTTCGAGACAACATCTCGATCCTTAGTTTGGTCGTCCTCCTCGGGTTCTTCCTCTGGCTCGTCCTCATCGTCCATGCCAGGAGGCCGCTCCTCATCCGAGACCTCTTCTTCAGGGACCCCGGGATCGTCGGCCGCTTCGTCGGCGATCTCCTCGTCAGGTTCCTCAGGCTCCGGTGTATCCGTCTCGACCGGTTCGGGATCTTGTTCCGGTTCTTCCTGGGGCCGAAGCTGTTTAGCAGCATTCCCAGCAAGTTTTGCGAACAAGGCGTCTTCGCTTAATACCACGGCATTATCGTTCGGGGCTGCCGTAGAAGGCCCCAAGTCTGGTGTATTAGGCATACAGAATCGCTGTAAGTCGGTAAGCACAGGCACTCGGTGCCTGAGAGTCACTTACACAATACTTGTAAGCGAAGTAGTTACAAGTAGACCAGTTTCGCAATGGACTACTTTAAGCGTCTTTTGACTTCTTTTGATGAACAGCCCGAAGAGACTCCGGGGAATCAGCCGCTTTTCGAGCGTTTCGGAAGGCGAGAATGAGTGATTGGTAGGCATTGACACGGCCAAAGACGAACTCCCGATCGGGTTGCTCTACCCGACGAGTCGCCGCAGACTCCAACTGGGTCTGGATAAATTTCTCTACCGCTGGAAAGACATCCGAGCCGGGTTCCCGAGCAAGGGCGGATGTCAAAGCGGCGAGTGTGAGATCCTCTTTAGGCTGGGCTGGTCGTTGCATTCGGGTTCACTCCAAGTTTTCCTATCTGGGGGTTGATTTGCTGCTGCTGAACCTGGAACTGGAGGTGCTCCTCGTATTTCGCCAGGATCTCAGGGAACGGATCTCCCGGTTGTGGATTCTGGATCCGCTGTGCGTAGACAGGATTCTGCTGGACGACTGCTTGGAGTGCTTGGAGCTTAGCTCCTGCGGCTGGGTCTTCCTCCTTCATCTGCGGTTGATTACCAGCAGACATTTGGAGAACTTCGTCCCGGACCTCGTTGTAAATCTGTTGAGACGCCCCAGCGTTGTCCAAGGAGATTCTACGGGCCATAGCGGGATCCAAGTAGGAGACGGACAGCCGAACAGCCTCCCCTCGGTCGATGGCGCCTGTGGAGTCCATCGGAGCGATAGACGTTGCCAAGGCTTCAAGGGTCTTGAGGGTCAGTTCGGAATTTAAAGATTTCACATCGAAACTGACCTCGACGGACGGATTCATGAGGTTCCGAGGCACTCGGGCGCCAGGAACCTCGACAATCTCCGCGAACTGTTCGTCGGTCTCGTAGCGCTGAGCCTGCTCCCAAACTCGTTTGACAAGTTCTTGAACGTGGGCAGTCCAACGGGCAACGGTCGCCTGCTGAGTCATCAAAGTGAGATCGGGAGGGATCGCGACGTTGGGGCGCCCATAGTAGCGATCCGCCCGGAGCTCCACCCGCTCCATGAGTTCGAAGGCAACGGTAGGTTCCCGCTTGGGCGGGTCCATAAAGCCAATATCACCACGATTCCAGACAGACAACTGCTGCCCAGGTTGCATGACGATCTGTTCAGCATACTCTAGGGGGACTTCGTAAGGAGGAAAGGTGTCAAACGTGGCTCGGTCGATCACAGAGTTCAACTGTGTTGCGACCTCATACTCCCAAGTCTTAATGATGTCGGGAACCCCACGAGACTCAACAACCGCCCGTCGAACGTCCTCTGCGGTAAAAGCAAGGAACGGATACTTGTTCTCCGCGTCGGTCATCAGACGACTAACCGCAATGTTAGCCTCGTCGTCCCCGTGTTCCAGGTTAGGGGAGAATACTGTGAGGTAGACACCACTGACGCCGTCCTTGACTGCCCGGTGATACGCCCAGACAACCTCGTATTTGTCGTCGATCTCGCCGTCTCCCCAGAAATCGAAGTCACTGGTCCGAACGTCCAAGCTCTCAGGGTTCAAGGATTTCCCCTTGGTCTTCTTAAGAACGTCTTCAACCCATTGCTCGTCCCAACCATCTTCCTCGGCAATCGCAAGGAGCTCCGCCTCGGAGATCCAGTCTCGGCGAAAGATGACTCGAGCGTCTTGAAGATCGGACGTGTCCGTTGGGAAAACAACATCCCGGTAAGGGCGGAGAGCGGTCACGCAAGGTTGATCCTTCACGACATCTTCGACGGGAACCTCCGTCTCCCCATTCTTAATCAGCTCATCAAGAAGTCTCTTTGCTTCTTTGGCGGAAAGGTCGAATTGGCCCCTCAAGAGTTCGGTGAGGAACGGTTTCTGGGTTTCTAAGGCTCCGGGCACATCCGTGATCCCTTGGAACTCTGGAAGCTGCGCCAACGTGTCAATCGTGATCCGTTTAGGGCGAAGGGCTCTTTGACGGTCCCAATCAAAATGCAAAACGCCCCAGCCATAGTTCACGATGTTGTTGGCGTGAAGTCCGAGCTCCTTGAGGAGTGCGTTGTAGATTCGGACAAAAACCATCTGGTGGAGATACTTCCGAACGGCCCCAAGTTCTTGGGCTTTGGTGGCGCCTCCTTCGATCCCAAGAGATCCCCGGATAAACGCGAGGAGGAAGAGGTTGACCAAGAACCGGCAGATGTCATCAACAAGACGGATTCGAACGTCGGCAGCACCTTCGAAAGGGAAGGGGGTCTCCCCAAGGTCTTCCTCGTGTTTGCGTCCGTCCGCAGATTGTCCGTCCCAAAGCGCAAACCGAGTCTCATCGGCACGCGCAACGCGTCCGGCGAAATTATCGTCGTGGATTGACTGTACGTATTCCTGCTTCAGAACGCCCAAGATTTCAGGCGTGATTTCTGTAGCGGTGTCCAAAGGTGGTCGAGTGTCCCCCATGCTATTCCTCCAAAATCCCCAAAGTAACTAGGTTCTTCTTGTGGAAGAGCCGAGCCGATCGTGAACCTGCCTGGTAAAAGGTGAGATTACCAGTGTCCACAAGTTGGGTGACATTATACTTAGTGAGTCCCGTTATTTCGAGAAAATTGTTGAGTTTTAAGAGCTCAGGCAATTTGTCGTAGTCTGCACGTTTCAATAGGAGCCTCCTCCGCTAACGAACGACCGGCCTGGGTCGACGTAGATTGGGCTAGCCATCGCAAGGTAGCGCATGGCATCAACTGGATCCTTCGATGCTGACTTCTCGGCCGGGTCCGCTCCTTGCCAATTTGTCATACACCAGGACAGGTTCTTACACTCGGCCGAGAACCGTAGTTTCGGCTGGTTAAAGAACGTCCAAGGCTCTTCCGGGTTGAAGTCGAGCCAGTTGTTGATCTGGGTAATGCCCTCGTCGATATGAACCCCGCTCGCCGGATGGAACAACATTCCAGGCTCCGTCACTCCGCTTCCGTCCTCCGATTTCACCGGAGTCTTGAGAAGAGAGATTAAAGACTGAGACTTCTCGCGCAGAGCGGCCGATGCCGATTTCCCTGCTCGGGGATCGATGTAGCGTTTGAAGATCGGCTCGTTGTTCTCCAACGTGGTGATAAGGCGCCTGTAAGCGAGCACCCCTCGTCCGGCTCCGTTGGTCTGCGCTGGGCCGCGCTTCCCGTCCAAGTATTTCTTGTCGGGCAGAGCCCATTCGCCCATTTGCCGAAAGTTCGGCCATTCCCGGTAGACCCAAACCAAATCGTCCGGGCAAACCCTAGCCCAAATCATATACCAATTCCGGGCGCCAGCAGGGTCCAAGATCATGTAGTTGGTCCCTTCCTCGGGGATCTCTGAGTGGTCGACGACGTTATGGTTCCCGAGCTTGGGGAACATCCCTGTCGAGAGCTTATCAACCCAACCGTAGGCACGAATCTTGATATCCTCCTTGGTCCGGCCGTCTAGGGTGGCTTTCATCTCCTCCCAAGGGCTGAACTTGTTCATATCCGAGTGGAAGTAAATGGTCGCCGTTTCCTCCCCGACCTTCCCGATGTAGGGCATCGTCCCGACCTCGCCACCGGGAACGTTGATCTTGTCAGGCAGGAGCTCGGCCCCTCGCCACTTGACGACCTGCTGCCCGTCCAAGACATCGGCCAAGGCGGCGGTGTAACCCTCGATCGGTGTTACCGACATCATGAGGAACCCTTTGCGCGAGATCAGACGATAACGGACCTCACTGAGCCAGTTGAGCGTGAAGCACTCATCGAGCCACGCCCCATCGAACTCATCCCCCTGGATGATAGCTACTTCTTGAGTATAATTTCGGAAGATGATCTGGGCGCCGTTGGGCAAGACGAGGGTGTTGTCGGCAAACCCGTTCTTTTGGGTGTAGTGGATGTTGGTTGTCCGATTCTTCTTCAGGTTCTTCCACTCTGGAGGGATGAAGTCCCAAATATTCTTCTGTTGAACAGCGATCGAGCAGTCCCTTGACTCGTGCATACAAAGCCAACGAGACCGGGGCTTCGCAACAGCGTGTTTGATGATCGTCCGAGCACAGTAGCGAGTCTTCCCGGCACGGTTGCCCCCTCCCATGAAGAGGTTCTTGAACTCCCTCAAGAGATCGTCAGCATCGTGCCAGTTCTGCGGCTCGTAACCATGGCGCAAGGGATCCTCGACCATGGCAACAGAAGCGGTCAACCAGTCGCGCAAAATATCGCGCACCGCTTCCGCCCCCTTGATAGCAAGGAGCTTCTTGAGCTTCCCCTTACTAGGAGTCTTGAGAACAGGGTGGGGGCACTT